TGAACGTGCGTTGACCAAGATTGATACTGGCATGAACCGTTTAGACGAAAAGCTAGACCGTATCTTGATGCGTCATGACTAAAAAGAAAGCTACGGAGGATATGTTTAACGAGCTTCATAACCTCGTGACAACTGAGTTCCTTCAACGCATTAAATCAGGTGAAGCCAGCACACAAGACCTCAAGGCTGCGTGTGACTGGCTAGCCAAGAATGATATTAGTGGTGTTGCTTACGATGGTAACCCCTTGGATAAACTGGCGTCTGTGATGCCTAAGGTAGACCCTGAGATGGTGCAACGGAGGCTGTATGGCTCAAAGCACGTCTGAATATTATAAGGGCAATCCTGCGGCACGTAAGCGTCGCAGAGCACAACAAAGAAGGTATAACAAGACCAACGCCGGTCTTAAAATCCGCACTGCTGCTAATAAGCTGAACAGAAAACTTGGCACTTACGGCAACGGTGACGGAATGGATGCATCTCACACCGGACCTAACAAAGGTAAGCTTGAGAAACCCTCAACTAACCGCCGTCGTCCCCGTAAAGGCCAACGTTACGCATGACACCGCTCTTCCCCAGTCCTGATCATTACCTACAAAACCTAATAACCATGACAAGTCCTGAAGCAAAACGGATGTGGCGTAGAGCCATTAAAGAACACTTCAATTGTCAATGTGTCTATTGTGGAGAACATTATGAACTACATGAACTTACTCTTGATCACGTTGTACCTCGTTTTAATGGAGGACAGACTATCACAAGAAATTTGGTTCCATCCTGCAGGAAATGTAATCAGAACAAAGGAACGAATAACTGGCTCACGTGGATGAGGCAGACTTTTGGTATTAACCCGTCCCGTGAAGGGATGATCCTATCACACATTAACTAAACAATGGCTGAACAAAAAAAGAAACGCCAATCCATTGCTGACATGAAGCGTGAACTGCAAGCAATGCAAATTGCATCACGTCGTCGTCAGGAAGGCAAACAAGCTACTGGTGAATCAGTTGCTAAAGAGCTTAAAGCTGCTGGGTCTGGTCAATCCTCTAAACCCTCTGACAAATCTAAGTATGTTTCCCCTAGCGGTAAACAATACGCTGGTCCTGGTTACAGTGCTGGTGAATCACCTAAGCCCAAACCCAAGCCCAAGCCTCAAGCGGCTGCTCCTGCACCCAAGCCTAAGCCCAAGCCTCAAGCAGCTGCTCCTACACCTAAGCCTAAGCCCGCAGAAGTTAAACCGTCTAAATCAAGAATGACTTCCGCTACGTCAAACTTGTTTATTGGAAAGGAAGCTGCTGCAAGTCAATCTAAATTCCGTCCTGGTTCTCGTCCGGCTAAACCTAAATCATCGGACTATCCTCCTAATGAAGAAGGAACTAGACGTTATGCTGCAGCTCTTCGTGCTTGGACTAAAAAGTACGGTAAGTAATTAACCTAATACCGCCGCTCCAAAAGGGGCGGCTTTTTTTCTTATGACTACTGCAGAATGGATTTCAGCAGCTAATAAACGATTAAAAGCTAATCCAAATTTAACTTATCAACAAGTTGAACAGCAACTGGCTGAAGACGGGTTTAAACGTCCTGCAGGTATTACTCAAAAAGGTAGTTCTAAAAGTGGAAGAAGGTTTGGAACAAAAGCTCAGCGAACTCCTGGACAAGATCAGCGACGAGCTGCTCAAGAACAAGTCTCTACTGAAGCTGCTGCTCAACAACAACAAACTTTAAAAAAAATACGGCAAGAACAACAAGGTATTGCTGATTATGCAGGTATGGCAGGTCCTCACCGAGAACATCTATATAGTCAAGATATTTCTGGTGAAATTACAGAAGGTGCGCCCGGTGATTATGTAGAAAATGTTCCTGCTGATATTGCTGCTGCTAAAACTGCTTTAGAACAAAGAATTAGAACACGGTATAACAATCGGTATGCTGTTGGGTTAGGCGTTAATGGATTACGTGTTATTCCACGGAAGTTTTGGGATGAACGAGTTAATCCTGATGATTTGCCTGGCATTGATATTGACGAAACTAATTCTCTTGAAGATCAACTGGGTGTGTTAAAAAGCATTGCTAAGCAAGCGCCCCTTCAAACTCCTCCACAAGAAAAACCTAAACTTCCTCCAACAACAACTCAACAAAAACCTACTGTATTACCTAAAGCTAAACCGGCTTCTAAAGTAACTGTACCTACTACACCTGCAGTTACTCCTAAACAGAATTTAAGTATTCCAGTTATGTCTGCGGAACAAGTTAGAAGTGCGGTTGGATTTAATCAAAACATTCAATCAGCTGTAACCTTTGGATTAAACGTTGCTAACGGTGTTGTTCGGTTTGGTCAGGCTGTTGGAAGTGTTGTCTCTGCTTTAGCTGCTACTGAAGGCCGCTAATTGACCCCTACAAGCCCCTACAATGCCCTTTAAACCACCCTTAGGTACATTCTATCATCTATGCCTAGAAAACGCCGTATAGAGCCTGCTAAAGGGGACTCCGTGTTAGAGTCCCTTCAACAGGATTTTAAACTATTTCTACAAGCACTGTGGGGGCAGTTAGATTTGCCCTCACCCACCCGTGCACAATACGCTATTGCCGACTATCTGCAACACGGTCCTAAGCGATTACAGATCCAAGCGTTTCGTGGTGTCGGTAAATCCTGGATTACTGGTGCTTTTGTTCTTTGGACACTTTTTAACAACCCTGAGAAGAAGATCATGATCATCTCCGCGTCTAAAGAACGTGCAGACAACATGAGTATCTTCCTTCAAAAGCTGATTATTGAGACACCCTGGCTAGTACATCTAAGACCGAAGTCGGATGATGCCCGTTGGAGTCGTATCAGCTTTGACGTTAACTGTTCACCGCACCAAGCACCGTCTGTTAAGTCCGTGGGTATTACTGGTCAGCTTACTGGTTCACGTGCTGACCTGATGATTCTTGATGACATTGAAGTCCCTGGTAACTCCATGACTGAGATGATGCGTGAGAAACTCCTTCAGTTGTGTACTGAGGCTGAGTCTATCCTTACGCCTAAGCAAGATAGCCGGATTATGTATCTTGGCACCCCACAAACCACCTTTACCATCTACCGTAAACTTGCAGAACGTAACTACCGCCCCTTTGTTTGGCCAGCTCGTGTACCTCGTAAACTATCTAATTACGAAGGACTTATCGCTCCTCAGCTTCAAGAAGACATCGACAACGGTGCTGAAGCATGGGACGTAACAGATGCTGACCGATTTACCCATGAAGACCTGCTAGAACGGGAAGCAGCTATGGGTCGGAGCAACTTCATGTTGCAGTTCATGTTGGACACATCTCTCAGTGATGCAGAAAAGTTCCCACTTAAATTTGCAGACCTTATCATTACCTCTGTTAACCCGACTCAAGCGCCGGATTCTATTGTGTGGTGCAGTGACCCTCGTAATGTCCTCAAGGATTTGCCTACGGTTGGCTTACCGGGTGATTACTTTTACAGTCCTATGCAAATTCAAGGAGAATGGGGTCCGTATCAAGAAACTATCTGCAGTATCGACCCTTCTGGACGAGGTACTGACGAAACAGCCGCCACTTACATAAGCCAACGTAACGGTTTCTTGTACGTTCATGAGATGCGTTCCTACCGGGACGGTTACTCCGACAACACACTTCTAGATATTCTTAGAGGTTGTAAGAAATACAACGTTACTAACCTTGTCATTGAGACTAACTTTGGTGACGGTATCGTCTCTGAACTCTTCCGTAAACACCTTCAACAGACCAAACAAAACATTGGTATTGAAGAAGTACGCGCTAACGTCCGTAAAGAAGAACGTATTATTGACGCTCTTGAACCCATCATGAACCAACACCGACTCATCATAGACAGAGGTGTTGTAGAATGGGACTACAATAGCAACAAAGACGACGCACCCGAAAAACGTTTACTGTATATGCTTTTCTACCAGATGAGTAGAATGTGTCGGGAGAAGTTTGCTATTCGACACGACGACCGCTTAGACAGTCTTGCTCAAGGTGTTAAATACTTTACTGACGCTATGGGTATTTCTGCCCAGGAGACCGTAAAAGAGCGTAAACGTGAAGAGTGGAACGACATGTTACAAGCCTTTTTAGATGACCCTCAAAGTGAAACAAACCACATTGTTTTAGGCATGTCTATGGACCAAAAAAGACAAGCTAGAGGAATCTCTAAAAACGGTGTTCCCACCTGGGTTTAGCCGTACGGTGGGATGTATACAGGAGAAGGGAAGGGTGGACCCAACTCCTGTAATTGGGGAAGACCACAAATCTTCCCCTTTTCCTCTACTGGATAGAGAACATTTATTTCCTCTATTCTCCTCCCCCCTTTTGAATCCTTGGAAATCTGAGAACTAAGATCCTACTGTATGCAACCCACCTTCCACTCCGCATCATTAGTACACATCACTCCTAACGCTGAAGAACTAATTAGCTACATGGCTAGGGTAAGTAATCCCTCTAACCAAACTAACACTGAGACCAGTGCTAAGTTAATTAAGTACCTTATCAAACACTCCCACTGGAGTCCCTTTGAGATGGTAAACATGTGTGTAGAAATAAATACAACTCGTTCTATAGCTGCACAGATACTGCGTCACCGTAGCTTCTCCTTTCAGGAGTTTAGTCAACGGTATGCACGGGTAATTGATCTTCCTCCCGTACCAGAGCTTCGGAGGCAAGATGAAAAAAATAGACAGAATAGTATTGATGACCTAGACCCTGTGATGGTTAACACCCTTCAATATGACGCTATGAAGCTCTTTGCTGACGCTAACCGTCTGTATCAACGTATGTTGGATTGTGGTGTAGCTAAAGAGTGTGCAAGAGAGGTACTTCCTATCTCTACTCCTACTCGGATGTACATGAATGGAAGTATTAGGAGTTGGTTGCACTACTGTGACCTCCGTACTGCTCATGGTACTCAACGGGAACACGCACAGATAGCCGGTCAAATCCAAGATCTATTGTTTGAACACCTTCCTAATGTCTGTGAGGCAATGTGGGAAAAGAACTTAGACTAAATGAGTTTAAAGACCTTTATAAAGCTTGGAAGAAAGGTATCTCCTGGTGGGATCACCTTCTTCTAGCTGTTCTTTACTGGGTAGAGGAGCATTACATCGACGTTAAAGCCCGTAATGCTGTCGATAAAGCCATTGAGGAGGTCGTTTTACCACCTATGCCGGACTGTGTGACTCCGATATACCGTGAAACACCGTCTAAGACCTCTACAAGCCTCCCTGAGATGCGTCTAACCGCTCCTTGGTATGATGGGGGCGTTAAGGGGGCAGAACCTGCTACAGAGGCTTCTAGAGACCTCTGATAAATTCCGACAAAAATCTCTGTGGTCTAATACGTATACGGCTGGCCGCACATACCCCCGTGGCACCCCTGGTCGTAGCCGTGTCCACGCCACGCGCACCTGTCACATACGCAGGTACGCAAGCAGGCACAACCCAGTGCCCGCCAGGTTTGTCCTCGTGTCCAGCCGTGTCCACACATGTCCAAGCAGGCGGAACCTGGCTCTCAACTGGCGGAACCAGCAGCCAGCACTGGGCTAGCTCAATCTCACGCGATCTGTTTGCCGATCCATTAGCATTGCTTATGACTATTGATAAGCATTGCTGATAACCACTGCGCTGCAACGGTTCTGACCCATCAACCATGAGGTGTTGTGCCACTATCTTCAACTGTCCACCGCCCAAACCGACCCAGAGGCTGTATGATGACCCTTGGATGAGTGGTTGATGATCTTGATCTCGACTCTCCCTGTTAAGGGGGAGGAGAGTCTCGATCTTCAATCACCACTCACCACCTCACCGAACCTTGACAACTGCATAAGCACTCCGCTTCCTGAATCAACAGGGTGATGGCGACCAACGGCATGGGTTCCTGCCGTGAGGAGTGGTAGACACGCTAAGCGGCGAGGCACAGCCGCTATACAAGTATGCTCATGCCACCACCTGCACCCTGCACCGACAGGCTGCCCGTTTGAGTCGGGCTGTATGGTCTTGCTGCTCCATCAAGGACGCAGCTCACTGTTCACTTTACTTTGCTTCACATGTTCTTCAACATCCAACCTCGTACCTCTGATGCAGTCGCTGCTCTGCAGGTCTCGCCTGTTCTTGGCGTTGCACTTGTTGAGTTTGCCAACGGCTACAGCTACGAGTACACTGGCGTTAGCCGTCGTGCTATCGCTAACCTCATGCTCAACCCTAACATGAGCCTGGGTTTCTGGGTCAACCAGAACTGCATCAACAGCAAGCGCACTGCTTGCCTGACTCTCGTCTGAGTGTCTCGTTACACTCGACTGATGTAGGTTACACTGAGGGCATCCGTGCCCTCTCTGTAGCTGACATGCTACGCTTGTTCACTTGCTTACATTCACACATGACCATGCATGACGCTCTCACTGCTCGCTTCGACGACGCTGCTGAGATCAAGGACGTAGCCAACTATGGCTGCGCTGGAGGTGTCTCCGGTTTCATCTACTACACCGAAACTTCCAAGTTCTACGATGAGTATGAAGAGGAGATCCTTGACTACCTCTCCGATTGCGGTGTAACTATCCGTGATCTTTGCACTAACGATGACACTATTGCCACGCTCAAGAATAGCTTGGTGTGGTGTGTTGTTGAGTGCTGGTGTCAAGCACAAGACATGGCTAACGAGCTTGAGCGTGAGGCTCTCGCTGCCTGATGTTTACACTGAGGGGATACGTCCCCTCTCTGTAGCCTTCAGTGCTACATGTTCACTTACATGGAGTTACTTAATGACTGAA